GCCTTTTACCGCGGCCACGAAATAACCGACGCGGACACAATCGGCGGCCGGGAACTACCGCAATTTTCCAAGGTATTACGCATCCGCTACCAGTATTTTGCATAAGGGCAACAACACATGGCGTTGACAGAAACACCCGTAACAGGCCAGGAATGTTTTGCGTATCGAAACACGGGTTCTTATTCCTCCCCGACCTGGACGGCCATTCCAAAGGCTAAGGATGTCAGTATTTCCTTGAGCGCCGGAGAAGTGGAAACGAACTCCCGCGGCTCATCCTGGAAGCTCAGCCGGCAAGGCCTTAAAGAACTTTCTATTTCCATGGGCTACGCGACCAAGCAGGGGACAGACGCAGTGTTTGACGCTTTGCGTGCCGCATTTTTTAACGGAACGGATGTGGAGTTTTTGTTTCTCGACGGAGCCGCCACCGAAACCGGCGCCCAGGGTATCCGCGCTTTCTGCCAGATCTTTTCCAACACGATCAACGAAGGCCTGGAAGACGCGCGAACGGCCGATTTTGAAATGAAACCGTGTTATCACGAGGAATCGGCCGCGCACGTGGACCCGACCTGGTACACCGCCTCATAGGACCCTGACCCATGAACATAACCGACCGCGCACGCCAGGCGATTGCAGACGGCACCGCCTACAAAGAAAACGCCCTGGCGGAAATTGGAGCGGATCACCCCGACGCGCCGCACTACGCGGCAATCGACCCGGCCCGCGGCCTGGTAACGGTACGCCGCGCGGAAGCGGAAAGCCTACTGGACTCCGCACCCGAAGGGGACGCAGTGGCAGCGGACCTGCGAAAAGGCCTGGACAATTCGGACGGGGCCGCGGTGGTCTATTGGCAAGCCGGGGACGTTTTACACGTCGCCGGAAACAACCCGCCCGCGCCAGCCGCGGGACCAGACGAGGAGTAAACCATTCCAACTTTTACGGACACCGAAGGCCGCACCTGGCAACCCGATTGCAACTACGCAGCCGGCCAAAGACTAAAACGAGAACTGGACCTGGACCCGTTCCACCTACTGGAAGACGAAACCGGAACCCTGGCCCGCCTGGCGGATGATATGCCGCTTTGCGTAAACGCGTTGTGGATTTTGTGCCAGGACCAGGCCAAAGAACGCGGCCTAACCGATGATGATTTTTGCCGCGCCATAGATGCCGATTGCCTGGAGCAAATGCAAAGCGCCCTAGTTTTGGCCCTGGTGGATTTTTCGCCGCCGGCCCGCCGGCCGGCATTAAACGCACTGTGGAAAAGGGTGGCGGAGATCCAGCAAAAGGGGACGCAGCGGGCGGTGAAAATTCTGGACGGGGAGACGGCGGGAACAACGATCCAGAAACTGCTGGACAAAGCCGAAGCGGACATGAAAACCGAACTGCTGAAGACTACTGGAGAATAACCAACGAGACAGCCGGCCGCGCTGGCGTGGACCCACGCCCGTTCAAACTACGCCAGCTAGGCCAGATGGCAGACGGCCGGGACCAAGTCGAATGGAACCGCGCCGCGGTAATTGCCGCCGGAGTTTGGAACGCAATAAGGGACCCGAAAAAACGCCGGACCGCCTGGCAGCCCGCGGATTTCCACCCGTACATCAAAACCGCACCCAAGCCGGGTATACGTTTGAACAAGCAAAACCGCGCCACGCTTAAGAAACTATTCACCAGCCAACAGGCCACCCGCTAATGGCAATTGCCCACGCCAAAAACGACATGGAGCTGGGTTTTGACATTGTCGACCTGTTTTTTGACCGGCCAGGCTTGTTGCGGGTAATCGACAAGCAAACCCGCGACCGCCTGCAAAAGATGGGCGGCAAGGTCCGCGACTACGCCCGCCGCAGTATCAAACGGAAACAGCCGTCAAAACTACAGCTAGAGAAATCCCGCGGGGGCCCACCGAACTGGTACCCAGAGCACGTCCGAAACCGGGCGAAGGCCAGCATACAAAAGCGCATAAACAGCGCTAGCGAACCTGGCCAGCCGCCTTTTTCGCACTCCACAAACCAACACAACCTCCGAAGTATCTGGTACGCCTGGGACCCGGCCACAAAAACCGTTGTTGTCGGCCCGGTTAAGTTCTCAGATTCAAACGTACCAGAAATCCTGGAGTATGGCGGAACGTCCGAAAGTATCGTCTGGGTGAAGCGTAAACCGGTACGCAAAAAAGTGAAAATAGCAGCCCGCCCGTACATGGAGCCGGCCAAGAATACCGCGGTAAACAAACACCTGGACCTGTTCTCTGGGATGCTACAGAAGAGGTTATTTTAATGCCCCCAGCCAGCGGAATTAGAGCCGGCCGCGCCTTTATTGAGTTGTTCACCAAAAACAACAAGCTAATAAAAGGCCTGGCCGCGGCCCGCGCCCGCCTCAAGGCCTTTGCCGCTTTTGCAAGAACTCAGGGAATGGCAATTGCCGGCTTTGGAACTGGAATTGCGGCAATGATCGCAGCGCCACTAGCGGCCGCGGCCAAGCACTTTGCCAGCTTTGGGGATAGTGTCGACAAGATGCGCGGAAGAACGGGAATGACCGCTGAGGCCATTTCAGAACTTGCATTTGCCGCGGATCGATCAGGGGCAGACGTGAAAACCCTGGAAAACGGAATCAAGCGGATGTCACGGGTTATTGTGGACGCCGGACGGGGCCTGGCAACCGCTAAAGACGGCCTGGCAATGGTCGGCGTGACGGCAAAAGACCTGGACGGCTTAAACCCCGAAGAACAATTTTTGAAAATGGCAAACGGGATTGCCGCAATCGAAGATCCAACACGCCGCAGCGCCGCGGCGCAAATGCTATTCGGCCGCGCTGGTACGCAACTTTTGCCACTACTAACCGCGGGAGAAGGGGGCCTGGAAGCGCTAAGAAAACGCGCGCATGAATTGGGCCTGGTGATGTCCGAAGAAGACGCCACGGCCGCGGCCACGCTTACAGACTCGCTGTTTGACTTGTGGGCTAGTATCAAAATGGGCGTTTTCCGTATCGGCGCAACCCTGGCCCCCGTCCTAATCACCATGGCGGACAGGATTTCAAAAACCGTCGGCGGTGTAATCGCTTGGATGAAAGCAAACCAGGCCTTTCTATCCAGCGCCCTACGTGTAGTGGGGATTGTCCTGGCTATTGCGGGGAGTATCGCAGTTTTCGGCGCCGGCCTGGCCAGTCTCGGTTTTGCTGTTTCTGGGATGCTTGCCGGCCTGGCTGCAATTGGCGCCGCAATCGGCTTTCTATTTAATCCGCTAACGCTGGTGGCGGGAGCCCTAGTGGCTGGGGTGGTTTACTTCGCAAAATACACGGAAGCGGGAACCCAGCTGGTAGCCTGGCTAAGTGATCGCTTCCAAAGCCTATTGGCAACCGTTGCGCCTGTATTTCGCGCGATTGGAGCCGCGCTGGCGGATGGCAATTTGTCACTGGCCGCGGAAATTGCCTGGCTTGGAATACAAGCCGCTTTCCAGGCTGGGATAATTGCGGTACGCACCAACTGGGCGGAATTCACAATAGGACTGTGGACCAGTTTTGAGCGGGTAATAAATAAAATTCGCACGTTTTGGAATGACCTGATAAGCAACATCGCCAAAGCGCTACTAACCGTGGCGGACTGGCTGGGGCTGGTCGATTCCGAGGCCGCAATCAGGATTATCCAAGAGGACCAGCAGGCCTTTGCGGATGGACTGGAACAACAGACAGACCAGGCCGCACAGCGCCGCCTGAAAGAGAACCAGAAAGCGCTGGCGGAAAGCAAAGCGAACTTGGCCCGGTTACAGGCGCAGCTATCCGAGGCCACCCAGCAGGCCACGCAACAAGCGAAAGAGGAAGCGCCGGCGCCGGAAGGTCCCACGATGCCGGATGTAACCGCCGCGCTCCAGCCTGGCCAGACGGCCGGTACGTTTTCCGCCATGGCAGCGGGATTGCTTGGCCGCGGTGGCGGGGGGATCCAAGGCCAACAGCTGGACGCGCTAAATAGGATCGCAGAACACACCGAACAAGGGGCCCTGGCAGGCCAGGCCCTAAACGCCCAACTAGGGACCGCCTAACATGGCCGATGTTTTCACGGGTTACACCTACGGAAACGGCAAAGACGGGACGGACAAATCTTCCACCCGGACCCTAACGTGGTACGCGGTAGGCTACGCGAACGAAACAACCGCGAAAGCCGCGGTGGTGGGATCGGTACCGGATACGGTGGCAATCACGGGCGGACCCGGAGCACTCTACAAGCAGGACCTGAGCTGGACCCGCCAGGGCCCCGACGTCTACCACTTCACAGCTAATTACATCCACCCAGACCGCAAAACCGACGACGTAACCACCGGGAGCTACACATTTAGTTTTGATACTTCCGGCGGTCGCGAAAAAATGCAGGCCAGTTTATCTACGATCAGTAAAACGGCCCGCAGCGGAGAAACCGCGGCCGATTTTAAGGGGCTGATAAATTGGGACGGCAAAAAATGCGCTG